AATTGGCGTTGGCCCTTTCGGGTGTTTCGCCCCTTCCAGTTGTCGTCGCACTGGCGGAACACTCATCCCGTTACCAACATGCTTTGCCCATTTCGTCAGTTGCCGTTCCGCAAGTCGTTTTAACTCACCCTGCGTCATCTGGCGCTCAATCCCTCTGGTACGCATTTCGAGGCAGATGTGGTACAGCACAGGCTGTGGCCACGGGTATTTATCACTCCCGTCGTATCGCCAGGATTCATTGCGCCAGCGCCGGTACTCTTCCATCACGGCATCCACCGTAAGACCAAATGGATTTGCCCCACTCTCCGAAATCAGCGCAACAAACTCAGCCAGGTCCGGGGGCCACGTTTCACCCGCCCGGCAGCGGTCCATGCACTGACGACAGACCTGCCGGATTTGCTGTTCAGTCATCGCACCAATCTGGGCAATCCAGAGCTTCGAAGGTGCGGCCCCGTTCTTCTGAGTCCAGCGGTTCGAATACACCTCCCCCATAAGCTCCCACAGCTTCCAGGCCGTTTCCGTTGCTGATAAATCCGTTTTCACGTTCCCACTGTTCGCGTGCTGCCCGGATTTCCTGAACTGCCCGTGATGCCGTGCCACCTGATGCTGCATGGCTTACCCCCTTGCTGACTGGTTTTACCTGTGCCCTGACGTGCTGCACGTGACGGGCAAATTTCTGCTCCCACTGAACCTGCGTGAAAACCTTCCCCTCCGCCATCCAGTAATCCCGGAATGCGGCAAGCTCAGCAGGTGTAAATTCCGGCTCAGGCAGAGCCATACCCCACACTGCTGCCCGTTGTCGAAAATCCGGCGACGGCTGCCAGACAGTAGTCATCGAAAATTTCCCGATGGGTTCGCTCAGGCCGTCCAGGTATTCAGGTTCGGCTGTCTGCAACGGCGCACCATTCGACTCACTGGTCGGAATACTCTCGCGCGCGTTATGTGTGGGGTTTAATTCTGTATCTGTATCTTTATCTGTCGTGACTTGTCGTGACAGATGCGTGACACGTCGTGACTCATCGTGACAATCAGCATTATGTTTCCGCAGCTTTTCCCGCTCCCGCTGCGCTCTCTTACGCTCTGCCGGGGATTTTGCCGTTTGCGAAACGTTACCATTGTCCTCTTTCAGCACCTGACGTTTTTCCCATCCGGAAATAAGGTCACCATCCAGAACCCGCCCCTGCATTGCATGCAAAATTGAATCAATTACGTCTTCCATCACATCAAGCGCACTTGCTAAATCTTCCGTCGTGACATCAATGTGACCACGTAGTGACACGCCGTGACATGTCGTGACATTTCGTGACGCGCTCACCAGAAGGTGGATATACACTGCCATCACTGTTGCGATTGGCTGTCCTGATACCCTGGCAATCGTTCGCCACTTGGGGTCATTTGGCATGTCATGCCACAATCTGAGCCAGGCATTAGCCATACTCACCTCTTCTGATACCGAACTTTACCCACGAACTTCCGGAAGAAATCCGGTATAAATATTGTTGGTCAATGCACAACAACTGCATTACCAGGCTGACCACCACTGTTAGTCAGGGTGCCCCAGGCGATCGCTACAGCGACAAAATCATCCACATCTTTCACCAGCCGATCCCGTCGTTCGACGATCTCCCGGTAATATTCAGAACTGTGACTGCGCATACGGGCCACCAGCAAAGGCGGCATCGCCTTTTCGATCGCCGGTAACAGCGCCTGAATTTTTTCAACAGCATCAGACGTGTCCTTCTCCACCCAGCGGAAAATTTTCTGGGTATTACGAGCCAGGGCTTCCGGATGGCTGTCGTCGTACAGTTCCGGGAACGTCATCCCCAGCTCAAAATAAGTCCGGGCTATTTCAGCTGCGGGAACTTTCTCACCATCAGGATATGCCCAGGCATTCATCGCCATACGGATGTGCTCATGCTTGATTTTCATGAATCATTTGCCTCTTGATGCTTCGGGTATGATCGTTTTCGTCATTTGGTTGCTTCATCGACATATTCTGCGAATAACATGACGAGCGTCGTAAGTATGACCAGTCAACATCAGGACGAAGTTCTTCACACAGGACACCACCTTTTGTTGCTCGTTCAATCGCTGGACATCTCTCAGCAGGCAGCTGACGTACACCTTTGATCCATTGATTTACACTTGGAGGTGATACACCTAAAAGCTTAGCCATTGCTGATTGCCCACCGACAACAGCACAAGCTCGTTTGAATGAATAGTTCTCTTTTTTCATCGAATGAACTCCCAAAAACACACAACAATATTAGGCTGCGCCTAACATCATTGTCAATAGGCTATGCCTAACACACTAAAGGTAGGGATTGCCTAATGCGATGCGCATAGGAGACTATTAAGCAATGCTTAGTGGTAAAGACTTAGGCCGAGCGATAGAGCAGGCCATTAACAAAAAAATTGCATCAGGAGCCGTCAAATCAAAGGCGGAGATCGCACGCCATTTCAACGTCCAACCACCATCAATTCATGACTGGATGAAGAAAGGTTCAATAAGTAAAGACAAACTTCCAGAACTATGGCGTTTCTTTTCTGATGTAGTTGGTCCAGAGCATTGGGGCCTTAACAAATACCCCATACCAACCCCTTCCAGTTCAGATACAAACGGTGCACTTTCAAACATAAACAGCCTTTATCAAGCCGCCTCTGATGAAAAAAGAGCAATTGTAGCTTTCCTCTTATCTGGAAATGCTACGGAACCTGGTTGGGTTGATCATGACGTTCGCGCCTACATTGCTGCTATGGAAATGAAGGTAGGTAACTACTTGAAAAATCAAGAATCAGAACGAAAAAGCCAGAACATCACCAAGACAGGAACTTAGACTTATATGGTCCGACGGGAAACGCCTAGATCCCGTTAGTTAACTCCTATTACCTCTCCCACATACCATTGCCTATTAGGTTGCACGCAAAACATTAGGCATAGCCTATTGACAACAGATTAGGCATTACCTATAGTTTTCCCATACCACCCCGCCCCACAGAACGCCAGGCAATACTTCGAGTTACCCGGCAGTGGTCAAGGGTTAAGTAGCCAGCCCGAGGCGTATGAACATGACGGCGGGAACACTTTGTATAACAGCGCAGCAGGTTTTTAGTTCCGCGCCCCGGCGTTAAGGGGGAATGAGGTCAACATGGATACGCTCAATCTTGGCAACAACGAATCTCTGGTATGCGGCGTGTTTCCCAACCAGGACGGCACGTTTACCGCGATGACGTATACCAGAAGCAAAACGTTTAAAACTGAAGCTGGCGCGCGTCGCTGGTTAGCCAGAAACACTGACTGATGAGGTTGACGATGGAATTTAAAGATTTACCAGTACCATTCCAGGAAATGGCAGCGAATATAGTTCGTTCTCAACTGGCGACTCTTGACCTGAGTACCGTAGAAAAAGAAACCATCGATAATATATCCGGTAACGTGCGTCGAACCTTTATCGGGCTGTACGAAGAAAAGTGGCCATTCGGCGGACAAAATTCGCCTGAAAACAAGAATCAAGCGAATGATGAGAAGCTGAAACACGTTATCGCCTTACTACTGGAAGATGCAAAACGTCTACAGCAACTGGAACCAAATGCAGGCACCGAAGCCCGCATCTGGATTGCCATAGAATCACTCAAATGTGAAAGCGATGATTATTTAAAAACCATAATTAAAACAACTCAGCTTTCTGAAGAGCTACCGAAGAAATTGCCCATAATAATATGTTTTTCTTATAGAGGGGTTAGAAATATGGGCCAGCATTATAGCAGGCCCATATAACAGAAAGTATTTTAAATATTACGCCGTATCTTGTGATTGTTTTTTAATATATTCATACAAGCGCACAAGTTGTTTCAACTCTTCAAAGCACATAGCGGAATTTTCAATTTTTCCAGCGTTGATTAGTGCCAGAAGAGCCTGATGTGCGCAAGCATATGGATCAGTTACAGGGCTAATAATATCAACTTGCATATTATCCTCCATAGAGGTTCCGGGTTAATGATGGAGACCAACACGCTGTCACGTGTGGTCGTGCGCCGGACACGGATAAGAATCCGGCACTGACAGTTTACTGAAAGAACATATCCCTGAAAAGTCAGGGCATAACACGAAAGCGCACGGCGAAGTTAGTCTCTCTGTACAGGTCGTCGTTAAATTTAATTCGACCGTACGCTTCCGGTTGTGGCAATCCGCGAAATGTCGCGGCGGTAAGTATGGCTGGGGCTTTCTCCATTGCTCCAGAAAATGCACCGGGTTGTCAGGTTGACCATACGCCTGAGTGACAACACCGCCACAACAGCCTCTGTTATCACTTTTCTGGTGATTCGGCGGAAATGGATATCCGCCATTTTTAAAGTGTATTTTGTGATGCGGTGAATGCGGCTAAGCGCACGCGGAACAGTTAAAACAAGCGGTCTTTTACTGGCGTAACAGACATCAACTAACAATCCGGCGTTAATTGTTAACTGGTTAACGTCACCTGGAGGCACCAGGCACCACATCACAAAATTCATTGTTGAGGACGCGATAATGGAAACGTCACTACCAAACGTTAATACGTCTGAAGGGTGTTTTAATATTGGTATTCTGCTCAGTAACCGGGAGTTTACTGAAGATGCCATCAGGATGAGAAAATATGAGCCTTATCTTCTCAATGATAATTCCATTCTCTCCAGAATTGCCCTTATTAAACTTGGCATTTTCGGAGGGCAGCAGTGAGTTCAGCGTTTGCACTGATGATGACGGTTTTTCTGATAACAGGTGAGCCACAGAATGTGATTACCGGAATTTATGCCAGTAAAGAATCCTGCCATCAGGCAAGAGACGAGCAAAAAATTTCCGGTGAATGTCTCCCGTTAAACAAAGTATCGCTGTACCTGAATAACGAAACACCGGCTGGATAACCCGCCAGCCATATTAACGCCATACCAACGGATTAAAAATGCCAGCAATGGCAGGGATTCGTTCACCCTGAAATCTGTAATGAGGTTTAAACACAATGAGTAAAATATTTATTTGCGCTGCCATTCCTGACGAACAGGCAATAAAAAACGAGGGCGCTGTTGCTGTGGCCACTGCCATTGAAGCCGGTGATGAACGTCGCGCCCGCGCAAAATTTCACTGGCAATTCCTTGAACATTATCCGGCTGCTCAGGACTGCGCTTATAAATTTCTTGTCTGTGAGGATAAACCCGGTACACCCCGCCCAGCCCTCGACTCCTGGGATGCTGAATATATGCTGGAAAACCGCTGGGATGAGGCGTCTGCTTCCTTTGTCCCGGTCGAACCTGAATCAGATCCGATGAACGTCACTTTTGACAAGCTGGCCCCTGAAGTACAGAACGCTGTCATGGTTAAGTTCGATACATGTGAAAACATCACCGTTGATATGGTGATTAGCGCACAGGAATTGTTGCAGGAAGACATGGCAACCTTCGACGGACATATCGTGGAAGCTTTGATGAAAATGCCAGAAGTTAACGCCATGTATCCGGAGCTTAAGCTGTATGCCATCGGGTGGGTTAAGCATAAATGTAAGCCTGGTGCCAAATGGCCAGAAATTCAGGCAGAGATGCGCACCTGGAAAAAACGTCGCGAAGCAGAACGAAAAGAAACCGGGAAACATACTTCTGTTGTTGAGCTGGCCCGCGCCAGAGTCAACCAACAGCACACTGAAAACTCAGCAGCAAAAATCAACCCTGTCACTACTGCCATTCGTCGCGAATACAAGCAGACATGGAAAACCCTGGATGAAGAGCTGGCTTACGCTCTCTGGCCTGGTGATATTGATGCCGGAAACATTGACGGTACCATCCATCGCTGGGCTAAAAATGAGGTTATCGACAAGGATCGCGAAGACTGGAAGCGTATCTCTGCATCAATGCGCAAACAGCCTGATGCGCTTCGCTATGACCGTCAGACTATTTTTGGCCTTGTTCGTGAGCGCCCGATCGACATTCACAAAGATCCCGTTGCACTGAACAAATACATCAGCGAATACCTGACGACAAAGGGCGTGTTTGAACATGAAGAAACAGACCAGAGCTCTGCTGATGCTATCCTGTCGTCAGCAGCACAAACTGATCCAGTGGAGACGGCAGAATCCAATTCTCAAAAAAATGAAATCCTGGTGGAAGCTGAACCATCTGTAGAGCGTGAAGGACCGTTTTATTTCGTCTTTACCGATAAGGACGGGGAAAAATACGGCAGGGCAAACAAACTTTCTGGCCTGGACAAGGCGCTGGCTGCCGGTGGTACCGAAATCTCAAAAGAAGAATATTTTGCCCGAAAAAATGGCACATATACGGGCTTACAGCAAAATACAGATACCGCAGAAGATTCAGAACAACCAGAGCCGGTAAAAGTTACCGCTGACGAAGTAAACAAAATTATGCAGGCAGCCAATATCAGCCAGCCTGACACCGATAAATTGCTTGCTGCATCACGTGGTGAATTTGTTGAAGGGATTAGCGACCCGAATGATCCGAAATGGGTTAAGGGGATTGAAACCCGCGATTCTGTGAACCAGAACCAGCCCGAATCGGAACAAAACGACCAGAAAGCGGAACAAAACAGTCCAAATGCGTTACAAAACGAGCCAGAAACGAAACTGCCTGAACCAGAAGTGCAACAAGAACCGGAAAAAGTTTGCACCGCATGCGGTCAGACCGGTGGCGGCAACTGTCCTGACTGTGGTGCGGTGATGGGGAACGCAACCTACCAGGAAACATTCGATGAAGAGAATCAGGCTGAAGCTCAGGAAAATGATCCGGAGGAAATGGAAGGCACTGAACATCTGCACAAGGAGAACACTATCAGCGATCAGTATCACGCCAGCGATAATAAAACTGGCGAGACAGCAAATCCCTTAATTAAAGTGAACGGTCATCATGAAATCACATCCACCAGCAGGTTGTGGCACCATCTGATGATTGACCTTGAAACAATGGGAAAAAATCCTGATGCGCCAATAAACGCTATAGCCGGTAAGTTTTTTGATCCGGCAACCGGAGAGATGGGGCCAGAATTCAGCAAAACTATCGATCTGGAAACCGCAGGCGGGGTCATCGATCGGGGCACCATTAAGTGGTGGCTGAAACAGTCACGCGAAGCACAATCCGCCATTCTGACCGATGAAATCCCGTTGGATGATGCACTGCTGCAATTCCGGGAATTTATCGACGAAAACTCCGGTGAATTTTTTGTTCAGGTCTGGGGTAACGGTGCAACTTTCGACAACGTGATTTTACGCCGTTCATATGAACGGCAGGGGATCCCCTGCCCGTGGCGTTACACCAATGATCGCGATGTAAGAACGATGGTTGCTCTGGGACTGGTGATGGATTTCGACGCAAGAACGACTATTCCATTCGAAGGTGAACGCCATAACGCGCTGCACGATGCGCGTTACCAGGCAAAATACGTTTCAGCCATCTGGCAAAAACTGATCCCGAGTCAGGCTGATTTTTAATGTTCAACCCCGGTCGTCGCCCGCAAGCTATAGTGGCGGCGACCATGATTAGCGAACAACTCTCATGGCAAGACTTATTCTTCTCACTGAGTGGGCAAAAGAGGAATTCAGTGACCCGGTCCCGACTCCGGGCACGTTAAGTAAATACGCTAAAGCCGGAATGATATTTCCTCTCCCCAAAAAAGTTGGAAGACACTGGCGAGTGGATCCTCGAGCTCGCTTTGTCGGAATGGTAAACAAGCCGGAAGTGATCGCCACAGATCACCCTGCTTTGAAGAGGATACTGGAAGATGGCGCGCCCACGAAAATATAAAACTGAAGTTCCGGGATTATCTCCGTATTTTGACAAAAGAAATAACAAAGTTTACTGGCGTTACAGGCATCCCATAACAGGAAAAAATCACGGGCTCGGCAGTATTGACCAGAAACAGGCAGAAGCTATTGCAGCAGAAGCGAACAGCCGTCTTGCCAGGCAACAAATGGAACAAATGCTCACTCTGCAGGAGAAAATTATTCGTGATACCGGTGGTTCATCAACCGTTTCTGTTTTTCTGAATAGTTACCGAAAAATTCAACAGGAAAGATATGAAAACGGAGAGATCAAACTCAACACACTGAAACAGAAAGCATCCCCTCTCAGGGTATTTGATGAACGTTTTAGTACCAGACCTTTAGATGCCATAACCGTAAAAGATGTGGTATCGGTGCTGGAAGATTACAAGGCAAAAGGACATAACAGAATGGGACAAATTTTCAGGAAAGTACTGATTGATGTTTTCCGGGAGGCCCAGCAAACGGGCGATGTCCCGCCAGGCTTTAACCCTGCAGAATCGGCAAAAAAACCACAGGTACGGATATCACGGCAACGACTGACCTTTGATGAGTGGATGATGATTTATAATGCAGCGGAAAAGGATGGTTACTTTTTACAGCGTGGTATGCTGCTGGCACTGATGACAGGCCAGCGCCTTTCAGATATTTGCAAAATGAAATTTTCGGATATCAGGGATGGTTATCTTCATGTCGAACAGCAAAAAACAGGAACCCGGATTGCCATCCCTCTGGCTCTGCGTTGCGATAAATTAAATCTCACCCTGGATGATGTGGTGTCATCCTGTCGCGATTGCGTTCTTAGTCCGTGGCTATTGCACCACCATCATGCTAAAGGGACAGCTAAGCGCGGCGGGATGGTTAAGCCAGCAACGTTAACCGTTGCATTTAAAAAAGCCCGGGATTCTGTGGATTACAACTGGCGTGCTAATGGCACCCCACCCTCTTTCCATGAGCAGAGATCTTTATCAGAACGATTGTTCAGAGAACAGGGAATTGATACCAAAATTTTGCTGGGCCATTCGAATCAAAAAATGACCGATATTTACAACGACGCACGCGGTAAGGAATGGAAAAAACTGGTCATTTGA